ATGGAAAGCACATCTGTACAATCGAGAATTCGTGAAGCAGAGCGTAATAAAAAAGAAAACGCTAAAAAAGTAAAACAAGATCAAGTCACACAAGAAAGTGAGCAAGGTACTTTTAAAACACTAGGCGCACCGGGTGCTGAACAAGAAGAATCCTTTACTGATAAAGTATTAAACGCATTTAAACGTAAAAAGTGAACAAAGACTTTGCCTTCATATTAGGTAATGGACAAACAAGATTACAAGTAGACTGTAAAGGTCTGCTTGACTGTGGTGCTGTCTACGGCTGTAATAGAATATATGAAGAGTTTGCCCCTACAGTGCTAGTAAGCACAGATAAAGGCATGGCACACGAAATACAAAACACGGGATACAGTAGTCGCAATGTACACTATGTTCGTGAGCAATGGAAAATAGAAAATAGTGGCGCAAATATATTACCAAAAGAGTACACAGGAATGAGCAGCGGGCCTGCTGCACTAGGACTAGCATCAGATACTTGTGCAAATTATTTTTTTCTTATAGGCATGGATTTAAAAGGCATTAACAACACTATTAATAACATATATGCAGGTACTAAAAACTACAAGGACAAATATGACAGTCCTATACATTTTGGTAACTGGGTAGATCAAATGTTAAGTATAATGCAGAAGTATCCAACCAAACGTTTTATGCATGTAAATCCTTTGGATAACTTTACAGATGACAAATTATTAAAATTTGAAACTTTTGAAACAATCAGTTTGGATGTATTTCAAGGCATGATAAATAATACAAGTTAAGGATTACTATAATGAGTCAAACAAAAAGTATTACAGGTGACTACACCATTACAGGTACAGGTAGTTTAAGATCTGGCTTTGGAGAGGCAGTATTCAGTGCTCCTCCTTTCGTTCCTGGTTTCCAAGAACGTATAGGTGTTCATGTTCTTGATAATCACACTGCCATGCATGAAGCCATTTTTGGAAACATGGGCACAGATACGCACATTTGGGAACAGGATACAGATAATTCAGGTACCTTAACTGCTGCTACAGGAACAGATTTGTTAGATGGTGGATATACACTAGCAACAGGCGGCAGTAGCGGAAATCAAACTGCACTAGCAACAGCACCAACAAAATATACTTGTGTTGCAAATAAACCATGGTGGGTTAAAACAAGATTTAATCTTAATGACCATGATGGTGTAGAGTTCTTTTTCGGACTCACTGAAAGAGCAGCAGACGTAGATAGTTTTCATCTTACCGCTGCTGGTGCTGGCACAGATCGCGTTGGTTTTGTAAAAACGGCGCATAACGCTGATGCCATAACTTTTGCTGCAACTAAAAACAGTGGTGGCACAATCACAACAGCACTTGATACAGCGCAAACATATGACGCAGACCTCAGTGTGATAAGTCTTGGTATTCACTGGGACGGTGCTGCTATTAAGTTCTTTGCTAATAAAGTTGCTACTACAGCAACTCCGGGCGAGATGGCACTAGTGCATACATTTACTACATCAGCAGGTATACCCGATGATTCTAATATGAGATTATGTTTGTTTATTGAAACTGGCACAGGTGCTGTAAGCACTGCTCGCATTGAGTATATCAAAGGCGCCTACACAAAATAAAGCGATAAATATATTTACTGCGATTGGAGTTGTGGAGAGACTATAGACAACGGCAGATTGTATTTCAATTCATTGCCATCAAGTACACATTAGTTCCTCAATAGTCTTAATCTTATTTACAATTTCAGATATTTGAAACGTAGTAAAAACTCCTGGATGCAGTGGTTTGGGCCAACTATCTAGTTTGCTCCAAGCATACCCTTTGTGTTCATTGTTTAGTTTAGGTATAAATTCTTCTTCTACAACACAGACGTATGTACTATATGTAAAATTATTTTTACTATTGGTAAATTTTTCTACTGGAATAGTTTTAAGAACAAGTGGCATAAATCCTATTTCTTCTTGTATCTCACGCTGCAGTGCGCCATACTCAGTCTCATCTTTTTCAACTTTGCCTCCAACAAACGCCCACATGCTATTATACCGCGCACCGTTGCGCAGTACAAACATATATCTACCAGTTGATTTACTTAAAAATAAGGCTCCAACGCTTGCGTTAGATAACAAGACTCCAGTCGCCTGCTCGATATTCGCCTTCATAGGATTTAACCCATTCGCTTCCTGTATACTTGTATTGTATACTAGTGTTACTATTTGTAAGATAGTGTACACCCAATTCAACACTACTGTCAAATGCTACTTGCCAGTCATTGCCATTATATTCTATTATATCATTTGCTTCCGCAACTAAACTACCCCAAGCGTCAGGACCATCTGTGTTACTTGCATTGCCTATAGCATTAAGTATTAGATATCGTTGTCCTTGTGCTGCCGTTGCAAGTCCTGCATCAGGTGCATTGCGCAGAGGATTAATAATCTTTGTAATTGCAGGTAGACCGTTTGTGGGTATTGTATCACTTTGTACAGTGAATAGTAGTTTATGTGGATCACTTGGATGGAACGCCACAGTTCCAATTATTTCTGCACTACCGCCTGTTTCCAAACGTATTTGACTGAGCCCAGGTTGTAATTCTCCATACTGATTAACAAGTGCAGCCCAACTAATATCATCTGTACCTATTTTTGTTGGGGGATCATTTAGTGGAGTATAATCTACTTTGTTAGTAGTGGTTTCGCTACGATCTAATATCTGTATAGTGTTACCCAATACAATTATACCAAAGTTCATTGGTGTAAATTTCATACGCTCACCTAATAGTATTTGTCCATCAATAACACCATCTGCAATGCCGCCTTGGTCGTCAAATATACTTGCAACAATCTTGTTAATAACACCAAGTTTTTTAACTTTAGCAGGCGCACTAAGATATATAGGCACTGTAAACTGTAGTGTTGCAATATCAATTTGTTCATCAACACCAACTGGAACACTTCTGCTACTAAATTGTACATTTGCAAGTTCAATATAACTTAGACTTGTCCAGTCAAGATAGTTGTCAGTGCTTTGTATTTCAAGTGCAGGATTAAACAAAACAAGTATTTGTTCTAGTAGTTGTAGTTTTTGATTAGTATTGCTGGTCCAAATATCCACACTCATTTGTAGTGTATAAGGTACAGGCATTATACGTTCTATTGTAAATGCGTTGCCCTGTTGTGTGGTATATTCGTTTGTGTTTACGTCAAACTTGCGCATACGAATATGTTTTTTATCTATGAAACTAGGATCTTGTCTACGTTCTGCATTATAATCTAATCCAGTAATGTAGCAACTAATCATAGGAGTAGGTATAATTTTATTCTCGCTGTTTTCACGAATAATACTACTAACCATACGAGTACTATCACCGTATTTCACTGGTACAGTTGTAAGTGTAGTGTTGCCTGTACGATCCTTGCCATACTCAACCTGAAAGTTACTAAATGCACGAATAAATTGCAATAGAAAACGTCTTATCTGTTCATCATAAAAGAATTGTTGTGGCATTATCTTCTCTAGGTTTCAGTGCATCACTTAGTGACTGTCTACTTGTTTCAGTAGTATTATCATCTGCAGTAAACGTACTTGTGTTATTGATAAATCCGTCTCGCTGTGTATTTCCTGTGCCTGGTGTAAGTTTACTGCGTACATCATCTTCTACTTTTATAAAACGAGATCCACTGAATCTAAATAATCTATTTGGCAAGAAATCTAAACGCAACACATAATCTCCTTCTTGTGCATCTGCTGGAAAACTTGTGCCCATACTAATTGGTTCACCATTGGGTGCTAGTCCATCGCCTACTAGATATCCACTATAGGCGTTTGCGTTTTGTGGTGTAATACGTCTCGCATCTGCAGTTGCATCTGTGTTATCTGCATTTAGAGCTGTGTTATCTGCATTAACTCCCTTTGGCTCTAGAGGGTTACCTGTAGGGTCTGTAGGTACAATATAGTACTGGCTTGTGTCGTAACCGCTTTCAGGCACTTCTCTTTCAGCCGAAGCAACAACTTTATTTGTTATCTCTAATTCTTTATTATAGGTACTTAACAAGTCACGGAGTGTGCTTTCAGTTGGATTTCCATCTGCATCTTCTTGTATTATGTTAAGTATATCATTGTATTCTTGTGCATCTACTAGTGGTGTACACTTAATACGCCACAAATGTCCCCACCAAGTTGGACTAAATCCTTCACTAGGGCGACTGCCTTCTTGTACTACATAGTAGCGTTTAAGACTTAGTTCTACACTTTCATCCAATGCTGCAAAGTCTGTTAGATGTGGTAATTCAATTACATCACCACTCATTAGTTTGCGTCCTAGACTATTGACCATATCATTTTCATGGAATGTAATAAAAAGCGTATCGTTTGCTAAAAACAATCCAAACTGTGATAAGTCAAAGTCTGTATCACTTACACTGTAAATGCCACGAAGATTGTATACATCCTGGTCATATATTCTATCTCTGTTTTCTAAAAATAGAAAATCCTGTATCCCTAGTGGATCAGGTGTAGTTTGATTAGGTTGACTGGGGTCACTGCCGCCTTGACTAGCAATACCAAGATACTTGTGTACATTAACACCTGTGCCACCTAT